CTTATCGCATGCACCTATCACTGCGGATAGCCCTTGACGTGGCTACTATAAAATTGGCACTTTGCTAATGAACGAACTACTTATTATTGGAAAACCGTATTCTACTTCTTACTGTAAACGAGAGGATTATTAATGTCTAACATGCTAGAACAGGCGATTGTCGATGCGGCTGCTTTGAAGGAAGCAGCGCTGAAGAATGCCGAAACACAAATTCTTGAGAAGTACGCGCCGGAAATTAAACACGCCGTTGACGCCCTTCTGAATGAAGCTCCCGAAGATGAGGAGTTAGGTCTTATGCCTGAAGAGCCCGGCGTTGAAAGCCCCGAAGAGGGCGCCGATGAGCCAATTGACGATCTTGGAGCCAGCCCAGCCTATGCCGAGGGCGAGACGCTTTGTCCTTGCCCCGAGGAAGAAGAGGCGATTGAGCTTGATTTGGATCAGCTAGCCGCACAAGTCGCTGCCGAAGAGGAGGCAGGCGGTCTTGGTGCAGGCGCACAAGAGCCTCGCGAAGATGCTATGATGGCTCTTGAAGAGAATGAGGAAATTGATTTAACTGAGGAACAGTTAGCTGCTATCTTGCAGGAGCTTTCCGAAGAGATGACTGTTGACACAAAGCCCGTCCCACACGGACACGTTGGCGGACCAACAGGAACAGAGATTGAGGAAGCTGAGTTGCAGGCACTCGCTCAGGAGGAAGACTCCGAGGTTGCCGAGGAAAACAAAGAACTGCGAAAAGCTACGAAAGATTTAGAAGAGCAAGTTACTACTCTCACCAGTGAGAAGAAGAAGCTTGCCGAAGATTATGAACAATTAAGAAGCATTGCCTTAAAGATGAAAGACAACCTTGAGGAAGTCAATCTCTCTAATGCAAGGCTTGTTTATACTAATCGTGTATTGAATAGTGTCTCCTTGAATGAGCGACAAAAGAGTAAAATTGTCGAAGCACTGTCTAAGTCACGAACTGTCGAGGAAGTGAAGGTTATTTATGAAACCCTTCAGAGCACAGTGGGATCCGCTCCGACAAAGCGCGGTCCAGAATCACTGAGCGAAGCCATTAGTAGAAAGTCTACCACTTTACCAAGACGCAAACCCCAAAGAACAGTCGGTTCTGAACATGCGATTAGTCGTATGAAAAGATTGGCTGGGATTGATTAAGACAAAAACAAGGAGTATTATTTACAATGTCTATTATTAACAAATTGACTGAAGGTATTGTTGCTCGCGATGTGTCGAAGGAAGGCGCTGCTCTGCTTGAAAAGTGGGAGCGCACAGGTCTTTTGGAAGGTCTTGAGAGTAGTCGAACCAAGGATACTATGGCTCGTCTGCTTGAGAACCAAGCAAAGGAACTACTTCGTGAGGCATCCACCATGGCTGGTGGTGACGTTGAAGGATTTGCCGCTGTTGCATTCCCCATCGTCCGCCGCGTATTCGGTGCCCTCATTGCGAACGATCTCGTATCAGTTCAACCTATGAGTCTCCCAAGTGGACTCATTTTCTTCCTTGACTTCCAACACACGTCTGCTAAGCTTAACGCTGCTGCAGCCGAGTCGCTTTACGGCGGCAACGTTGTTGGTCAGGAAATCACCGGCGGCGTCAGCATTGACGACGACGGTACAAGTCGTCACGGCGAGAAGTCATTCTACGCCCTTAACAACGGCTCAAGCAGCCCAACTGGTTCATTGAACATTGCAGTTACGGCTGTGGCAGACTCAGGCGAAGGCGTTTTCATGGTTGGAAACGCTGCTGGTACTGATAAGTACCTTCGTTGGGATCCCGATCTCGCATCTGGTTCCTACGCTCAGGTTCTGCACTTGACTCTTACTGACGCTCAGCGTGAGTTAATGGGTCTTGACGGTAGTAACCAAAACCCCGTTGCACTTAACGTCAAAGTTGGTTTCTTAGGCGCCGCCTCGACCGCACCTTCTGGTGCTGCACAGGTTCGTCGTCTTACCAAGGCTTCCGGTTCTATTCTGGAAGTTGTCGTACACGCAACTGGCTCGTTCAGCAGCTTGGCACCCAGTACTGGTGATTCTGTCACCACTATTGTTCACCCCTTGGTGGACGATTTCACTGGTACCGCTGCAGCCGGATCTAATCAAGCACTCGGCGCTGTCGTCGGTACTGATGATTGGGGACTGGAAGCGAACGAGGGCATTGCCGAGATCGACATTAAGGTTGATTCCGTCAGTGTGACTGCCGTAACCAAGAAGCTCAAGGCTAAGTGGACGCCAGAATTGGGACAGGATCTTAACGCCTATCACAATCTGGATGCCGAGGTCGAGCTTACATCCATCCTCTCTGAGCAGATTGCTCTAGAGATTGACCGTGAGATCGTTGAAGATCTTATCAAGGGCGCTACTGCTGGTACTTATTACTGGTCTCGCTCCCCCGGTCTATTCGTGAACCGTTCCACTGGAGCGGAAATCGGTGCTGCTACAAAGGCGCCCGACTTCACGGGTACTGTCAGCGAATGGTATGAAACTCTTATTGAGACCATCAATGACATTTCAGCCCAGATCCATCGTAAGACTCTGCGTGGTGGCGCTAACTTCATCGTCGTAGGACCAGAAGTTGCCAACATTCTTGAGTTCACCAGTGGATTCCGTGCCAAGGTTTCCCATGAGGATTCCAAGGGTACTGTCGGTGCTGTCCAAGCAGGAAGCATTTCCAAGAAGTGGGACGTTTATGTTGACCCCTACTTCCCACGAAATGTGGTATTGGTTGGTCGCAAGGGCGGATCCTTCTTAGAGAGCGGATATGTGTACGCTCCTTATGTGCCACTGCAGGTCACTCCCACCATCTTTGGTGTCGAGGACTTCGTGCCACGCAAGGGTGTCATGACACGCTACGCTAAGAAGATGGTGCGTCCCGACATGTACGGTCTAGTCATCGTTCGTGGCTTGCTCGGCGAGTCAGGTGCAAGCTCCTAGAGCTAACTAAACCTCCAAAGTAATAAAGCCCCCATCTGTTGATCAGATGGGGGTTTTTGTATGTTAGAAACTATTTAATAGTGACCTCATCCGATTTATATCGGCTCATGTGTGGCTTGCCATGCAAGGGTAATGGGGTTAATTTGTCAATTAAAACTATGGAGGTATTAATGAATGGCTTTTTCACAAAACATCGCAAGACTTCGCTCTTTACTTCAAAACTTTGAGGTAGGTGAGGTTAAGCTTCTCAAGGATATGTCTCATCAGAAGGCAGTCTTAAGCGTAGGGTCTGCAAAGACTCTCGATCCTTCCGAATCAGGCAGACTTGTCTGGCTTGAATCTTCGGCTGGTCTTTTCACGCTCACACTTCCGAGTGTAGCTGCTGGACTTCAATATCGCATGATGGTTACCGAGCACACGCCTACTGGCGCAATTACGATTGCTGCTGGTTCCGCGATCATCTTTGGTAAAATCAACGAGACTGAGGTTGACGACACAGAAGACGGACCCGGCTCAAGTGGTAACACTGGTGCATCAAACTTGATCATCGGCACCACCGCTCATAGGGGCGACTGGGTTGAGTTCTACAGTGACGGTACTAGTTGGTATATCCACGGTAGCTCTGCTGCTGATGGCGCTTTTACCACTTCCTGATCTTAGGCTCTAGGAGTTAATAAGATTTAAATCTTCCCCCGACCCCTTGTGGGTCGGGGTTTTCCCTTTTGAGAAACTAATTACGTTACGGAGGAAATAATGAATGAGCCACCCAGAATTAACACCCAAAAGCAATCTAAGCAAAGTAATATTAACGTCCACAGGATCAACTGGTGACGTAACTTCGGCTTTACCATATGGCATCTATTCAGATTCCCATGATTTCGTGTCCGGAGCCTCTGATCAGGTTGCGTACGTCTACAAAAAGTTAGGCGGCGATGTGTTGGACATTGAATTGACAACGGGTAATGTGTATGCCGCGTATGAAGAGTCGGTATTAGAATATTCATACATTATTAATTCGCATCAAGCTAAGAACACTCTTTCTGATTATCTCGGCTCGATGACCGGATCATTTGATCACGATGGTGAACTCAAGACAGGAGAACTCTCTTCCAGTTTGAGCGGCGCCGGCGGTATTTCGTTGAAGTATCCTCGATTCGAGTTTGCCTACGCTCGCCGTGTTGCTGAAGGTATGGCTGGTGATGCTGGCGTTGGAGGTAACACCACTGAATACTCCTGTTCATTCAGAACAGTGACGAATCAGCAAGATTATGATTTAGACTCTATCATTCAAGATGCCTCAGACTCAGGCGAAGACGCCGCAGGAAACACAGTCAACTTCGCAGGACTGGTCGGACAGAAACATCTGACGATCAGAAAAGTTTTTTATAGAACACCGCACGCAATGTGGCGATTCTACGGCTACTACGGTGGCTTGAATACAGTTGGGAACTTGTCAAACTACGGACAGTACTCAGACGACTCAACTTTTGAGGTCATTCCGGCATGGCAGAACAAGGCTCAGTCCATGGCATTTGAAGATTCTATCTACACCAGAAACTCACACTACTCATTTGAGCTAAAGAATAACCAGCTTAGGCTTTTCCCCAAGCCGGTCAGTTCAAGTCCAAAATACTTTTGGATTCAGTTTACTATTCCGACTGAGCCATGGGAAACTAGCGGCTCTGCCGATATTGGCATCGATGGTGTGAATAACCTTAATAATGTCCCGTTCCAGAATGTTCCTTATGATAGCATCAACTCGATTGGCAAGCAATGGATCCGCAGATTTGCTTTGGCGCTCTGCAAAGAGACTTTAGGGCAAGTAAGAAGCAAGTTTGCACAGATTCCTATTCCCGGCGAGTCTGTTACTCTCAATGGAGAGGCTTTGCTGACGCAAGGCAAGGAAGAGCAAGACGGTTTGAGAACAGAACTCAAAGAACTGCTCGATGAGTTGACCTACAACAAGCTGATGGAAGGCGATGCCGACAAAGTGGATCAAGTTAATAAGATTCAATCGAAGATCCCATTGTCGATCTTCGTATTTTAGGAGTAAGTTATGTCGGACCCTAAAGATAAATGGAAGCAGCCAGAACAACCACCTAGCCCACTGTTCACAGGACAGAAGGAGCGGGATTTGGTTAAGCAGGTTAATGATGAGCTTATTGAGAGAGTCATTGGTCAAGAGGTTTTATATTTTCCGCTTGACATCGAGCACACTAACTATCACCCACTGTACGGAGAGGCAATAAACAAGACGTATTTGCCTCCAGTCCGAGTGAAGGCACTGGTAGAATGGGAAGGGCTGGAAACTATTTATACCGAATCCATGGGTATTGACAAGATCACCACAATGACTGTTCATTTCCACAAGAGAAGATTAACAGAGGATCAGGACTTATATGTTCGCGAAGGCGATATGTTGCGCTACGGCACACAGTTTTATCAATTGGTTAAGGTCTCTGAGCCAACCCGAGTGTTCGGACAGATCGAGCACATGATGGAAATCAGTGCCAAGTGTGTGAAGGTCCGGAGGGATGTATTCGATGGCGAATGATAAAAATCATCACAGTGATCGGCTGACTTTTGAAAGCTCAGCAAAGCTTAAAGAATTGGACTTTGCTCCATCGACCCCGGAAACGATTGACTATGCCATGTTTAACTGGCTCAATAATATATGTGATATTCACAGCGATACCAGTAAGGGCTGGACAAAAGTACCTGTGATCTGGGTTGGCGCCGAGCGCGCTCACCAGAGCAAGGCTAATAAGAACCTTCGTGATAGCGGTGGCATGCTGATTTTACCAATGATGGCATTGGACAGAATATCGATTACAAAAGATCCAGCAAGGAAGGGTATGATGCCCGCAAACCTATGGTCAAATGCGTCTTCTCTAGGAAACGACAGCCAGCCAATCACTATCGCCCGCCGGATCAAGCAAGACAAGACCTCATATCACAGGGCTGCAGCCCAAAAGAGGCAATGGGGCGGCGATGAATACAGCGGAGACACCAAGCCAAACAGGGACTCTCTTCGTTTTTATACTCAGAAGCAGGATGGCAAAATTGTGTACGAAACCATCTCTATGCCAATGCCAAGTCGTGTCTTGGTGGAATATAAGCTAACAATTCAGGCAGATTACCACCAGCAAATGAACGAGATCCTGCAGGGGATCCACGACAAGCTTGGAAACCATAGCTGGTTCCGTATTACACACGAAACGCACAAATTTGATGCAAAGATGGACGACTTTTCTTTCGATAATAACTTGGCAACCCTTGAAGAAGAGGATCGGACACTGAGAACCGTTATAACTATTAAAGTAGAGGGTTATCTGATCGGCGGCGGCAAGAATGATATCAAGCCCAAGCTTACTATTCGAGAAAATGCGATAGGTATTGTTATGCCAAGAGAAAGTGTGATGCTGGACGGCTTTCCAGTGCCTGAGCGCTTTGCCAGATTCTCCAGTGAAGGTTCTCTTCGTAATGTCCGCCAAGTGCTGGCGACACAGGTACAGTTTGGTAAGGTACACACATCCGGCGGCACCGGCGGTGGCGGTGGCGTTTCTTCAGGAGACGTAATTC